ACGTATTACAGGTATACCGATTGCCAGTTTTGATGGTTTAAATAATATAGAACAGTTATCAGATTTTGATGCTATACAGGCACAAGAGGTAGGTTTAATTGATCCTGACTATCGAGGACTAGAACGATATAATGGCCAGTTATTAAACAATGACGCAGATGCCATTGAAGCATTACTTTATGCACCTGTACTAACCATTGAAGAGGATGCCTTTAGAAGTCTATTAATACGTAAATATAATATTACCGCAGATACCGATATAAATGCCTTGGTCACCAGCATACGAAATAATATACGAGGTATTATTGCAAATGCGGCAACGGATGCAGAAAGATGGAATCAACCAGAGATTGCCTATAATGCAGTCTATCCATATAATCACGTATTTGAATCAGAAAGCGGCCACATTAAAGAATATGATGATACCGCAGGCAGTGAACGAATACACGAAAGACATATAAGTGGTACATCAACAGAAATGACGGCCAACGGTGACCGTATAGACATTATTAAAAACAATTATTACACCTTAACCTCAAATGATAACAAAGCGTATATACAAGGCAATTCAGATATTACTATAGACGGCCGCCATAAGGTATACATTAACAAAGACGGCCAATCTAATAATCACTACGACATACAAGTAGGACCAAACGCAAACGTCAATATACAAGTAGATAAAGGTAATCTTAATGTTGTTACAAAGACAGGCCAGTTTAACTTTGATGTAGGCGCAGACTTTAATGTAAACGTAGGCGGTAACTACAATCTAACTGTACAAGGTAACAAAGTAGAAACGATAGAAGGTAGTAAGACCTCAAACACATCAGGTGCAGTAATACATAGAGGTTCTACAATAGATTTAAACCCTTAGGAAACGGCTGACTGAAAAGGCCTATGTGAAACTAGGAATAAAATCTAATCTATAAATGCAATAACAATCATTAGATAAATGCAGAAGGCCGATTCTTAATAAAAAGACTAAAAATTTTTTCGGAGTATTTTTTTAGTCACCAAAGTCGGTATCTACATAGTTGTCTTCTATTAAGTCAGCAATAGAGTCTAACGTATAGTGTAAATCATTAGATACATTAACATCATACTTATCGTCAAAATCACTTACTAACTTGTCTATTTTACCTAATAGAACATCTACTTTATCTTTCATTAGGTCATAGTCTTTTTCTATCTTTTTCATTTTATTAGTCATAGTTTACTCCTTAATTATTGTTTATTTCTTACTTGATTTGCAACATTAGATTCTATTTGATCTAATACATTATTCATTAAATCTTCAACATTTAAAGACGAATCATACTTTTTTAGTATTTTTGCAATTTCATATAATTGTAAATCAACGTCATTAATCATATTACAAAATTTGTTTAAGTCTTTTATCATAGTGTTACCTTTCGTTTTTTTGTTAATCATACGTATAATATACACGAATGGTTGGCAAATTCAAGTGAAATAACCTAGCGTATTTTTCACTTAATAAAATCAAGGATTTTGACTAAATAGTTCTATGCCTGGACTATCAGTTAAACAACGAAAAGAGTTAAGAAAATTTCTTGCAAAACGTAAGGCACAAAGACTAGCCAAAAAATCAAGTATCTTTAAATTCAATTTTTTTTCTTGGCTAAAAAACTTCATAAAATAGAGGATATTATAATATGGAACATACAAAAAGACAATGGGGTATTTACACAGTATTATACGATAATTTTAGAGATACAAAAGTAAAAGTATTAATTGTATTACCTGGTAAACAATTGTCTATGCAAAGACACTTTAAACGTTCAGAACATTGGTTTGTAGAACAAGGTACAGCAAAACTATATACACGTACAGCAGACGGTACAAGAGTACTAAAAGGTATCTATAATAAGTTTGATTCTATTCACATTGATTGTGAATCGTGGCATCAGTTAGTTAATGATGAAGACACAGAATTAAAAGTTGTAGAAATACAATATGGTACAAAGTGTGATGAAGAAGATATTGAACGTGTGTAATTTATTAAAATTATATATAGTGGTGTTGAAACTTCCAGAAACCAGCTATAGGTAACTATAGGTCAATTCTCGCATAAGTTTTATAAATAATCACATACATTTCTTTTTACATTTTCTCAAACATTGACCTGGTCTAACAAAAGGAGTTACTTTGAGTAACAGTAAAAAACTAGGTATAACTCGTTTAAAAAAGCGAGCACCCAAGGTACCTGACTATACGTGTACGGAAATAGATAATGTAATTAGTAAGTTGGAAAAAATCTTTGAATCTAAAAAATTTTCTAAAATTTCTCTAAAAATTCTTATACGTAAATTAGAGCGATTGCGAAGTAGTAATGATAGTTTACGTGAAAGTGGTATCTATTGGTATAATGTTTGTAAAGATTTATTAGGATTAAAACAAGATTACTAAATAACTATACTTATAGACACACAAAGGATATTAATAAAATGGTATACAACTTAAATTGGCAACCCAACGCAGGTAACTTCCAAGAATACACTTATGAGTGTGAATGGATGGAATGCGAATGGAAATTAGTCCACGATACAATTCATCTAGTAACAGCATTCTGTTATCCTTGGATCAATATCTCATATAAATAATATTATATCGTTCATCCTAAAAGGACGGAAGTAGGCAATGCCGAAGGAACGCACCTAACTTTAACTAAAGGAGGGTGTTATGTTGGACAGATTCACCCATTTATTCAAAACTAGACACAAAGCACAAACTTTGTTAGAAAAAACAAAAGTGTTATTTGGTGCTAGAAAAGAAGTTGATATAAATGCAAATGGAACATCTGGCTATATTGTTAAACACGGTACGAATAAAGGTAAAGTGTTAGCACACAAGGCAGTTAAATCCACAAATAATTGGTAGATAAGAAAAACCCACCGTGGAATTTCAACCACGGTGGGAGAAAAACAACCCTTATAGGGTAACTCTAAATTCCGTATTCGTTTAATCTGAAATCTACAACAGGCATAAAGTCGTAGGCATATTCATAATCAGGTAAGGCACCTGACATTTTAACCAAAGTATCATTTGGTTTCTTTTTATCAAAAAACTTTTGTAGTACAGTTTTAAGATTATTTGCCATTACGTTGTGAATATTCTTGTTGAATTTACAAAACAAAGAACCACAAACTACATTCACATCTGTAGCACCAACTTTCTTTGCAACTTCAATAATTTCATTTCTTAATTGTTCATTTGTCATAATGTTCTCCTATGTTGGTTATTTTAAATATAAAGGTCCTGTCCATTGAATTGGATAGTAACCTGTTAATACATTTCCTCTTGGTGAGTTTAATGCAGGTGCATTCCATCCTGCTGCCTTTAATATATCACCTTTTTTAAAATGTTTAAAATCTTCTTTTGCAATAAAACAAAAAACACCAGTATCTTGTACAACCTTAATGTACTTCTTACCTTGTGAAACTTTTGTTTTGTTATCCCAATTATCAACTTGTTCTTTAGAATAACCTTCCAATTCTTTTTTACCATAACTAGTTGACATTTGTTCATAATCTTTTTTAGCACAATTCATCATTATTTTAATACCTTCTTCAAGGTTTTTAGCAGTAGTATTTACGGTTATCATATTAGTTAGTCTCCTTTTTCATAGTTAATATAATTAGTATAACAGAAATTATAGCGACTGTCAAGCAAATAAACATTATTGTATAATTTTCTTGTCCCATACAAGCACCATTACAATCATCAATAGCACCAGCGGCAAGTATTAACGATAATATTCCTGTAAATGCGAAAATGTTAGTCATATATTCTCCTTATTGTTTATCTTCTTTACTAAATTTACTAATAAATCTCTCAACTGATTTTGTTCTATAATTGTTTTGATAGTTTTTATAGATAGATGGTATTTTTGCATCTTTTGGTGGTGGAAAACTTTCTCTAAAAGTCTTCATTTTTGCAAAAGGTTTGATTGTGTGTTTAAACGTATAACTAGGTTTTTTATATTCATATACAGGAATTTGTATATTTAAGTTATTATCGTATTTAATAGCAGTAACTTTATTAAAATCTTTTTTTGCAACAAATAATTTTTTTAATAAAGTAATTTCAATGTTGTATTTGTTTAGTTCATTGTTTTTCATAGTGTTTTTTCCTTTGTTTTTCATTGTTTATACGTCCATATTACACTATAAATAACTGAAAGTCAAGCGAAAAATGTCAAAAAAATCAATTATTTTACTCATTTGTTCACTATTTGTTCTCATTTTTTTAACAAATTGTGTAAAAAGTTGCAAAATTGCACCAGATTTAGAGCAAATAGGCGAATCAGCGTTAAAAAATCAGAAAAATTTGTCTGAAACCGAGTTAAGAGCGATAAAAGGACGTTGTAATTTTTAGATAAATAGAGATATGAAAGAATATTGTCAAAATTGCGGACATATTTGCCATTGTAAAGGGTATTGTTTACAAGATTATGGCGAAAAAAACGAAACTGTGTGTTGTACTCAATGCCGACACAAAGAAAATGTGGAAAAAATCGAAGATATAACAGCATTATTTAATGGAGCATAAAAAATGGGAAAAAATAGAGAATTTTACTTTTGGAATGAAAGTGGACAAGAAGAAAAAACAGAACAAATGAGTTTAACAAGGGCAGTTAAGTCGGTTCAGTCAAAATTTAAAGATAAATTCATAGGTGTTGAATATATTAGTAAAAAAGGTAAACAAATTAGTGAAACAATTAAGTTACCTTGGGGTAGAACAAAGAAATTGAGTAGATAATGCCTGCTGTTTGTAGAGTACAAGGGTGTTCACAATGCCGATAACTTTTTCTCC